ATGCCGAGGAGAGGCCAGTGGTTAGGTGGATGGGAAATCCATTATTGGCTGAGAGACAGCCCAGGAACCTGGCGTACACACTCAACAACTTGTACTCCTGGGATTCTTCCACGGGTGTCTTCACGAACCGCCATTCCGTATACGGACTGAACACCGACAGCGCTCAAGTGAGCTTCGTTGCCGCTGTTAGCGAAGTCGTCGTAATGGAAGATTTGTTCTCCGTAAACAGCTCCTTTAGCGTAGTAAAGAGCGTCTTTACCCATTGCAAGAGCGTATCCGATAGGAGTTCCTTCAGCATTAGCTTGAACAAACAACGAACCTGCTGGAAAGGTGTTGCTTCCGTTGGTGTTAACTTTTCCAGTAACATGCGTAAGCGTGATTTTGGAGAAGTCTGTTGGATCGATGTTAGCAGCAGTGTAGCTGTATAGACGAGTCTTTCCAGTAGCTGAATTGATTCCAAGGATGTAGTATGTTCCAGAATCGTTAGCATCAACTTTTACACCAGCTCCTCCAGGAACTTTGATATTAGCTCCACGGAAGTTGGCAAAAGTATCACCATCAGTTACGATCTGAGCACCTGCATTAACCTCTTCATAAGCGTAGAAAGTAGGCAACAAAGGAGATCCTTGACGACCGCGAGCGGTGTCGATGATCACATTGTGGTTAGCAATGATATTGTTGTCCCATTTTGCATAGCTTCCGCTGTACAGTTTATTATCAGCGCTACGAACATCAGCTTGAGTAATAGCCTCGAGATAATCGGGGTCAGAACGAAGCGGACGAAGAACAGCGTCAGGTGCGAAGAACAAGTAACCAGGAATTTCTTGGTTTTGATCTCCACCAGTGTTCATTGGCTCAGCACCGTTAGCGATAAGAGCTTGTTTAGCTTCTTGAATGATGTCGGTTGATAAACCGTCAACATATTTAAGAGCTCCGCCTGATCCTGTTCCGTATCCGGAGATAAAGTTTCCAGAACCTCTTACGCAAGACTGACGAAGTGTCCATTGGATTTGGTCCTGCTCAGTGCGGCTCATCCATTCGGACATAACCTCAGCAGAAAGCTGATCCATTGTTTTACCAGTGAATCTCATGAGCTTAAGAACCTGAGTCCAGGAAACAGCGTGACGAACGAGATCAATCTCAACATTGAACGTTCCGAAATCAAGAGTATCGGTGTTGTTCTTTAAGATTGCTTCCCCACGTACGCCTTGTCCACGGATTGGAGCGACAGTAGTAAAAGTTACTTTGTCAGATCCGCCTGCGCCAAGATCGCGTTTTTCAGCGATAGGTGCTCCGCTTCCTTCACCTCCGATGAACTTTGCGAACACGTTTTTTTCCCTAGCATCACGAGTTACGAGCTCGGACCAGAGGCGTGAACGCAAGTCAGAGTTGGCATCACCTTGTAAAAGGTCAGCATAAGACTTGGTGTTTGAGATAAGATCAACATTACCGCCAGTTAAACCAGCAGCTGTTGCATTTTGCTTTGTAGTGTTTGAACCACTACCAGGTATATTTTTAATAGCCATTGTATTTAGTAATTATGAGATTAGATTTATCTCCAATTACCTAAGGGGTCTGGGTCCTCCAGGATTACCTAGCAGGGCGTAAAGATCATCTCTACTCATAGCAGGAGCCTGTTGAAGCAAACCTTCTCGGGTGACCGGAGTGTTTACAGGTTGTGCCGTAGTCCCAGTCGTCAAAACCTTAGTTTGAGTTCCCATTTGGGGAGCCTGCGGAGCGGGAGCCTGCGGAGCGGGAGCTTGCGCTTCCGTCGCTGGTGCCTGCTGTAACATGTTCACTGCTGCGAACTCATTAGCCATTATTTCAGGCCACTTAGGTGATTCAAAGATTGCGGCGTAATCGGGGTCAGTCTGAGACTGTGAAACATAATCATCGAACTGTTTTCTAAGAACACTGTTCTTATCTGACAGATCGGGATAACGTTCATAGACTCTGTCCCTACTTTCCATCGCTTTTGAACGATGGGTTTGATATACTTGCTGCTGCTGTTCTCGCTCCATTTGCTCTTTACGGAGAGTCAAGTTTTGAAGTTGAAGCTCTTGTTTCATGATCTCACGCTGTAGTTTCAGCGCTTCGGTCGTTTCAAGTTCTTCAGCTGCTTTCTCAACTTTTCCTTCAAGCTCTAGTATATTTGCTCGAACTTCATCAGCTTGTTTATCTATACCTTGGAAAGGATCGGGCTCGGACGCCTCGACTTCCTGATTAGGTTGTAAATTTTGCTGAGTTGGTTGTGGTGCTTCCTGACCGTAGATAATTCTAGAGGCGTCAGCAAAAGAACCTTGGAATCCTTCTGAGCGGTAGAGATCGATGACTTGTTGGTCTAACTCGTTGCGGGGACGAATCCTACGCTTCCCAAGTTTTTCCTCCTCATCTTCTATCTCTGACGCTGCAGCTTCTTCCTGCGGCTCTTGACTTTCGGCCTGTGGCTCTTGGACTTCGGTCTCTGGCTCTGGGGTTTGTCCCTCAGGCTGAGCTTCTTCGGTCTGAACCTCTTGATTGACTTCGGCAGTCGGCGTTATTCCCAAAGCATTGCGAAGATCGTCAGTTGACGCGTTCTCAATGCTAAACTCTGATTGTGTTTGCGGGGATTCAACCTCCGCAGTTTCTGTTTCCATAATGCGAAGATATACTTCGCACTACAAAAATGTAACCGGTTGGAAATTATTTTTTCGGTTTGTCGTAACCGTACCTGCCAGGCTTGCCTTTAGGTGAGAGACACACACCCTTCTCTAGGCATTTTTTGTTTGTACAACCGGGGCATGGTTTAAATTTTTTATCCTTCATTTTTTTTTATTTTTACTAGTTTCCAAATTAAATAGACACAGGTCAGAATACCTGCACATAAGCCGACAAGATCATTCCATTGGCCTAAAGTGAAAGAAAGCCCTGTGCCAATCATTCCAATTACGGGAGTCGCGTCGTTCATAAAAGTTCAAGAATTACTAGAACAGCCACAACACCAGCAAAGGCAAAGATCAGCTTACCCTGTTTAGAAAGTCCTTTGTAGTATTCTTTGATTAATTTAATATTTTTCATGAGTCGGAAGGTTTTACGGGGAATGGTGCTCTTGTGTATTGTTTAGCAGCTTCCTGCTTAGCGCAACGGGTTGCCGTTTTCTTAGCTAGAAAAATAGGTATGCAAAGATAACCAAGAAGTACAGCGGCTGCCACCGTTAGTATTTTCTTAATAGAATTGGTAAATTCATCAAATCCTGATTGATGTTGTTTCATCCCCTGCTCTACTAATTTTGAAACATCCCCGTGGGTTAAGGCATCGACTGTCTCTTTTAAATCTTCATTCTCGGTCATCATCTGTGCGGTCTTACCACCCGCATATCCAACGCCAGCGCCTACCGCTCCACCTACTGGACCGAAAACCGAACCGCTCGCACCACCCACCACAGATCCTGTGACAGGATACCATGATGATATTTTACATGATGATAGTGGTATTATTAGTAGTAGGATTAGATATTTCATTTTCTATTTTCAAAATTCATACCCAAAAACTTCAATGTCTTTTGCGTACTTTTCAGAAACAATCTCACGAGTCTCATCATCGTAGTATTCTGTGTAATGTTTGTGGTTGGTTTTGTTTTTGTGTGGTAGCTCCTGTCGCTTGATTCCTATGCGGTCACAGATTTCATTAAAATCATTCTGCATATTTTCAAACCTACCGACATAATCGACATCGCATGTCTTCCCTGTAAGTGTTAAGTAATCGAATTGTGGTAAGAAATCGTTACGCTTCCAACCTTTCCGTTGCTGCGCGCAATAGTAATTAACAAAGCCAGGGAACGAGCCTCCATCATAATAATTGATAAGACCCATCTTTGTTTTTTTTGCGAAAAAAGTATAGTGCGACAATATTTTATCGTAAGGATTTCTGACAAACGAGAATGTAAAAAAACCATCCTGACTTTTCTTTTTTAGTATACTGTGCTTACCTGGGTAATCGTGAGTTTCACCTAAGCCATCCATGAAAACAGATTCTATACTCGAACCACCTGTCTTGGGGATGTGTATGAAAACACACTTATGTTCATGGCTAATCATAGCTTATTCATGATCCTTCCAAAGAGAGTGTGAGGATATCTTTCTGCCCAGCTCCAATCATTTGGCAGGTTGCTCAGCTTATTTGCGAAACTATTCCACCAATGAAGCGTAACTAAGTTATCAGGTATATCAAAGTCATCGATAAATATTTTATTCACCTGCGTACAGCCAGGTTTAAAAAAATAATCAGAAGGCAATACCTTTATATCGTGGCCGCCAGCTTTGTGTATTTGCATTGGGAGTTTTAAGGAAGCCTCACTCCAACCACCGGGATTAAAATGCGATTCGTATTTATTCCACCACTCTATAAAAAAACTTGATCGTGGTTTTGTGAGCATGATTGCATTGCAGATCTTACTTGGATTCTCGACACCAAGCACTACATTATTATTCAGTAGATCTCCGTACGGCTTAACGCATATGGTATCAATGTCGTGGTATATTCCGCCATCCCTGCAAAGTATATCCATCCTTAAGGCATCTGCTTTATGCGCGCGTTTTTTAATTTTCTTTTTTCCAATATATTCAGGAGTTTTTACCTGATGAAACTTAATAGGCATCTCCTTTATTAAATTCCACCATCTACCATAAGGCTCATGGCAGTAATAAAAGTTTACTTCAATCGGTTTGTTTACCAATATTGCGGAGTATACAGACAGGTAGTGAGGGAATGACATCTCCTCCCTTCCTGCCAATCCATATATGAAGTGAAATTTATTTGATATTCCGTCTTCCATATATTGTTGTGTCTGCGTTATATAGTTTAAAAAATGTATGCTCCCTAGTGTGGTCAGCCCAATTACCTGTGGTCATCCACACTAATTTTTCACCTGTTGTCTTTTCGTGGCGACTAATACTGCCCTGATGTATGTAGCCATCAGCCGCG